GCAATGACGGAAGAACTCGCCAAGTACAAGGCCGCTGAGCTTGAGGTCAGCACCGAAGACGACAGCGAAGAAGAGCCAGTGCCGGCCGACGCAAAGGCGATGGACGGCGAAGAAGACCCGACGAAATGCAAGGCTAAAGCCAAGGGCGTTAAGCCAGTTGCCAAGGCTCGCACCAGCGGACCTTCCGCAAGTGCTCGATGGAATCAGGCAATCGAAAGTTGCTTGCCAAAGTGCAACGGAAACAAAATGAAAGCGGCCGCACTGGCAGACCGCAACAACCCCGGACTCCGTCAGGCTTTTGTTGACGAGTTCAACGCGCGGTAATTTTCGCGGCCCGGTGGCTTTCAATTCATCCAAGTTCAAAAGGACAAAGATATGAGTCAGTTTTTCGAAGCTTCAGTGGTGCCTGACACCGCAGCAGGAGCAGTCGCCAAGCATCTGCGAGTAAAGACTCCGGGAGCCATCGCTGTTGCGGGTGCTCTCGATCCATCTATCGGAACAATGGACACGGACTGCCTCGCGGCTGGTCCATGTTCTGTGCGTCTGAAAACGGCGACCGGCACAAAGAAAATGATCGCAGCAGCAGCGGTTACTGCCGGTGCTTATGTCTACGGGGCAGCGTCTGGGAAAGTTTCCAGCGTAGCGAATGGAAACATCGCGGGGATCGCTCGCGATGCCGCAACGGCTGACGGCGATGTCATCGAGGTGATGCCAATCAACGGCATTGTGCAAAACCTCGTGACAGCATACGCTGTCAACGGCGCATTGGCGTTGACTCCAGGGACAGCGACGCTCACTAAAGCTGGCGTTGCAGCGATGACCCTGGCGGCTCCGACTGTCGCACAGGAAGGGCTTACTCTCACCGTCGTGTCGCAAACCGCAAACGCACACACAATCACCGCTACCGGACTGCTTGACGACGGCGTGACTGGCGGCTCTAAAACCACGGCGACCTTTGCGGCATTTGCCGGTGCAGCCGTGACGCTAATGGCAAGCAATCTGAAGTGGGCAGTCATTTCAGTAAAAGCTGTCACCATTTCATAAAGAAGCCCGATGCGTTGCCGGGTGGCGGTGGCCACCAAAGCCCGGCGACTTTTTACATGTTTCATAAATCGCGTTGCATCGGGAAGAAAGAAATGCAATGCCATCTCCAACGAGCGCCCTGTCTACACAGCGGCCAGACCTAGCAACGTTCCTCGAATATGACTCAGAGTCAGACAAATCGGGCTACGTCGCGACAGAAGTGTTCCCAGTGGTTGACGTTATGAGTCAGGCCGGAAACTTCGGCAAGATTCCAATTGAGCAACTGCTCCAACAGCGTGACACGAAGCGAGCACCGGGAAGCGGATACGCTCGCGGCAGCTGGACGTTCGATAAGGCGACCTACGCGACCGAAGAACACGGTGCGGAAGAAGTCGTCGACGATCGTGAAGCGAAGATGTATTCGGACTATTTCAAGGCCGAGCAGATTAGCACGATGCGGGCGTTTTCGTCCGTGTTGCGAAACGCTGAGCAGCGAGTCGCGGATGCTGTGTTCAACACGACGACCTGGACAGGCTCAGGGTTGACCACAGCAGTGTCAATTGAGTGGAGCACGTCGGCAACTGCCGTTCCACTAACGAACGTGGAAGCTGCCGTGCAGAAGATTTACGACGGGTCCGGTCTGTGGCCAAACGCCCTGATCATCAATCGACGAGTGTTCCGCAATCTTCGCAACTGTGCTCAGGTAACTGATCGCATTGCGGCAAGCGGTGCCGGGTCAGCTATCAAGGCCAGCGACATCACAACCCAGATGCTGGCTCAGGTCTTTGATCTGGACTTCATCATCGTCGCCGGATCGAGCAAGAACAGCGCGAAGGAAGGCCAGTCGGCTACCCCAGCACAGATCTGGTCAAACGAATATGCGATGCTTTGCAAGATCGCGACCGGTGGCGATATGCGTGAGCCGTGTATCGGCCGCACGTTCCATTGGGCAGATGATGGCTCATCAATCGGCGGCACGGTGGAAAGCTATCGTGATGAAAAGGTTCGCGGCGACGTGATCCGAGTTCGCCACGATGTCGATGAAATCGTGCTCTACCCAGAAGCCGGGCACCTGCTCAGCAACATCACAGCTTAAGGTGACTAATGGGAACGACATTCGACTCACACTTTGCAGCCGCAGGGTTCCCGATGTTGCTCGACAACTTCGGGGAGTCGGTTGTGTATTTTCCAAATGGCGGCGGGCGACGTTCGATTCTCGCCATTGTTGAACGCAACCCGCCAGCCATTTTTGACGCCTCAGGAAACGCTGTTTTACCGACAGCAACGATCAGGGTTTACAACTCGTGCCGGTCTGGGATTTCCTCACAAGAGATCAACATCGGCACGGACGAAATCGAGTTCGCGTTAAAGGTTGGGCAGACGCTGCCTAAGCGGTTTTCATTCATGACTCTAATGTCACAAGACGCAGGCGTCACTCATTTGGCGGTGATCTAATGACCGAGCCAGTGGTTGAGCAAATTATGTCGAACGTACGAACCCGCATGGCGGTGGCGTTCGACGATGTTTACCGCTCAACACGAATTGGAACATGGCAGCCAAAGGATTTGGTTCTTCATGTTCATCAAGGAACATTGTCTCCGAATTCAGAATTGTCCTGTCCGGGAAATCCACCGGCGCAGGCATATGACCTCGAAGCCATTGTTGCTGGAATCGTAAAGCCATCAGATGCGAGTACGGTCGCGGTCGACACGTTCAGAAACAGGCTGGGGGCTGACATTATTACTGCAGCCACCAACGCAACGCTCTGGCATCAGTGGGGCGGACTGGCCATCAATACGATGATCGGAACAGTGGAAGAATACACGGAAGAGACGGGCGGCCTTTCGGGCGTAATGGTGAAGTTCACGATCACATTTCGAACGGATGAAAATAACCCATACACGGTGCGGGCATGATCGGAATTGAAATAGATAAGGCACAGTTGCAGAGACTTAGTCAGGCAGCACTTAAGGCGAGTAAAAGCCTTACGAAGGAGATAGCCGGAGCAATCAACGCGACTGCAAAAAAAACGCGGCTCGACATGGGGCGGCAGATCCGCGAAGCGATCAACCTGAAAAAAGCAGCATCAGAAAAGCCGATTAGTGTTCGGGCTCAAGCATCAGTGACGAGCCTCGTGGCTGTCGTGAACTTGAAAAAAGAAAATCGTTACGGACTTCAGGAGTTTGGCGCGAAACAGAATAAGAGTGGAGTGAGTTATACGATTGGAAAGTCGGGTGGTCGCAAAACGGTTCCAGGGGCGTTCATGGGGCCGAAGCCAGGGCAGCTTGCCCCGCGATTGTATGGCGGCGTTTGGAAGCGAATGGGCGACAAACGCAAGATGACAAAAGGGCGGCGGCAAGGAAAAATGGCACAGCCGATCGTCAAGCTATATGGCGTCTCTCCGTGGGGTGCGTGGATGGGAAACAACATGGAAGTCGTGCAGGTTGAAGCAGTGTCAAAAGAACTCTTTAAACAAATCGAACGTCGAATTAATCTCAATGTCCTCCGGGCTTCGGGCCTTGTCAAAACATAGGAAACCAACATGCCATTGCTAAGACGACGTGCCGTGTTCGCTGCCAAGGCCGAAGCGGTTGTAGGCACTGCTGAAGCAATCACTGTCGCGGAAGGTGCGTTCAACGCTCGCGACTTTTCGATTCAGCCGACGGTTGCGGTCACTCGCCGCGAAGGCCAAGGCGGATTCAATTACCTTGCTGGCATTCCAGAAGGAATGATGGGCACATGCAGCATTGTCCACGACCTGAGCTATGACGGGACTACAATCCCGACATGGGCCAGCGTGTTGCTGCCAGCGTGCGGATGGGTTGATACGGCGGGCACGTTCTCGCCAGTTTCGTCGGGTCCGGGCGCGAACGGCGTGAAGACACTGACGATTGCCCACTACAAGGATGGCAAGCGGTCGCTGCTTTCAGGTGCGATGGGCACGTTCAAGATTAGCTGCCCAACAGGAAAAGTGGCGTTCATCACATTCACCTTCACCGGCAAATACTCCAGCAATGAAACAGACACGGCGATCATTGCCCCGACTTATCCAACGACATTGCCGATGCGGTTCTCTCCGGGCGTGTTGACGTGGAACGCGGTCGATCTCTGCACATCAAACGTCGAGGTTGATGCAGGCAACAGTGTCATCATGCGTGAGTGTGTCGATGAGGCCGACCGAAGTGGCTACAAGTCAGCGATCGTTACGAATCGCGCCCCGGTCATCACATCAGATCCCGAGTCTGAACTGGTGGCAACGCAGGACCGAGACGCAAAGTGGCTCACAAGTACTCCTGAAGCGTTTTCTATGCGTGTCGGAGTTTCTGCTGCGTCGATCGTAATCGCCGCCCCAAAAGCTCAGCTCGAAAATAAGCAACAGGGCAACCGCAACGACATGATGACCGACGACTTGACATGGCTGGCCACGAAGGGCAGTGCTGCCGACACCGAACTCACTATTGCTTTTGATTGAGGAATGTGATGCCGTTATTTCTTGAGCCTGGCCAAAAATACCCGATCGTCTTAGACATCGACGCGGACAAGCCAAAAGCGACGCAGCCGACGTTCTACGCTCGATCGCAGTCGATGCGAGGTCAGCAAAAGATTGCGGACGTTCTCGATCAGTGGACCGACAACCCGGACATCTCGATCAAAGAGCTATTCGCGTTGACGGTTGAGGTGCTGTCAGGTGTTGTCATTGACTGGGTCAACATGGGCGGCATTGAGTTTAGTGGCGACGCATTGCATGAGTTGCTGAGTTATCAAGAGGCTCGCGAGCTGCTTCGCAAAGTGATGTACAACCAGCACATCACGGCCGATGAAAAAAAAAGTACCGAGTTGCAGCCCTGATTCGGGGCGGAATGCTGTGCAGGTCATGTACGCGGGGAACATGCCGAAGTCTCAGCACGGCAGACAATCGAGTGGAAATCGAATGCCCAGTGTGCGACGGCGACGGCTGCAAGGAATGTCGAGACGGAACATTTGAACTGGATGGATGCCCTAATTCATTCTGCTCACAGATTGTCAGTTCACTGGACCTGTTTGAATTGTTTCAAAAAGGACTTCCGCCAATCGCAGGTGGTGTATTAGACCAGTCGATTGGATTCATTGAAGCGTCGCAGTTTTTCCAGTCTGAGGAAGGAAAGGTCAGGTATGAGCGAAGCTGTAGAAATCCTGATCAAGGCTGACGACCAAGCATCAGCAAAGCTGGCTGAGGTCGGTGCAAACGCAGGCAAATCCGGGCAGCAAGCCGAACGGCTGATGCGATCGCTGGAAACGTCCTCAGACAAATACAAAAGACAGCTTGCAGAGTTGTCGCAGTATCAGGCCGAAGGTGCGATCACCGCTGAGCAATTCGCAAGTGCTGAAGAGGCACTGCTAAACAAGCTGGCAGACCTAGAGGCGAATTCAGTCAGCGCAGTTTCTGGCGTGTCACAGTTAGCCGACGCACAGGACAAAGCTGCTGTCAGTGCCAAGAAAGCCGGCGACGCACTCAAGGACAGCGGGAAGAACGTCAAGGCGTCATCTGATCTGTTTGCTACGCTTGCGAGCATCACCGGCAACAGCGAGTTGGCGGGACTCGCCAACACGATAGGAGGCGTCACCGAAAAAGTAAGCCAATTCAGCGAAGTGTCAAAATCTGGCGCAGGCGGGGCGATGGCGTTCAAGCTCGGGCTGATGGGACTGGCCGCAAGTGCTGGGTTTGCTGTTGGCAAGGTCTTAGCAGACATCATCTGGAAGACCGAAAAGTTCGAACGGGCGATGGCTCAGGCCAAAGAGGCCGGAAAGGATCTCGACGCTCAGCTCAAAAGAGTTGCTTCGACGCTCGCGGC